TAGCCGTAGCCTATAAAAATAGCACAATGAGTAACTGGCGTACCGAAAAAAAGAAAGTCACCTACTTTCTGCTCTCCAATTGGAATCTTTGCCCCAAGCTTAGAATAGCTGGAAGCACTCAGTCTACCAACTTCTGATCCTGCCATCTTCTGGATCTGGTAAAGCAATCCAGAACAATCAAGTCCCTGTGTGGGGGTTGAACCACCCCACACATATCTAACTCCAATTAATTCCTTTGCATTTTTGACAAGTTCGTTCGCTGTCATGTTTACACCTACTTTCCTAAGTGTTCAATTAATGAGTTCATTTTTTCAATCGCAACTGTGTTGTTTTTGATAACTTCAGAAAGCGTATCAACTTCATTTTTGTGTTCCTCATTGAGTTTGTCAACTCTCTGATTGGTCTGGTCATACATGTATTTCACAAAGTATGCCATCACACAACAGCATACGATCGGAAAAGCATAGTTGCCAAGAATTGTCAAAAATGTATCCATCATTGTTATGTAACCTCCCTTTTTTCAAAATAGTCGACATTTACAAATGGGCTTGTTTCTATCATAACCTGACCTGTGCTATTACCAATAACAGCAATAAAGAAACATGATGGGGCAGGATATCCGTATGGCGTTTCCGGAAAAGTAAAATCAACAAGCTCTGTTTTTGCCAATAAAACAATAGTATTATCATTTAACAGTAACCCAGTAGCAGAGTTGGGATCCCCATTATTTAAAATCACAATCCTTTTTATACCTACTGTATCATCCAATGGAAGCACAGTAGGATCAGTGTTTGTTACGTCAAAATAAATCATTATACTCCCTCCCCCAGCACGTAAAGAATTGCATTGTGTGTGAAGTTGTTCCATGCATTGAAACGGTAGTGGTCATAGATGTTATAATAGCCACCTGCTGCATTGAACGGTGTAGTCGCTGAGTACATCCACTGATTATTAACTCCCATCGCTCTACGATCATAAAGCAGACCAAGTACATATGGCAGGCTTACAGTTGTAGTGGCTGTCTTTGAAACTCCGTCAGCATCAATGATGTTAGGTTTAATATTTATAGCCGGGCTGTCGAACTCCTGCCAGCCATTTACAAGCTCCATGTCGGCAATTTTCAAATACTTATCATTAAATACTTCCGGAAGTACCTGTGTTTCGCTGTCAACCCAAAAATCAGTGTACATAAGCAACTTCTGATTCTCTGGTCTTGTGAATCGCAAGATGTCCTTTCCAGTCAGATTCATATGATACTTTGTGGTTCTGTCCTGCATCTTCTTTGAATCTTTCTTAACTCTTGAAACTACAAAAGCCATGAAATCTTTGTGGTGTTCAGGGCTTAAAAGCTGCTTACGTGTGAGTTCTGTTCCATACTCTGTATTGTAAGCTTTTACCAGATCCACCTCATTTGTTCCAAGGGAGGAAATGCCTGCCATGAAGTTAAGGACCGTCAGTCTGCGTTTTGCTTCATTTCTGGATTCGATGTCGTTGTAATAAGCTGTCATATAGCTACTTACAAACATCAGAAACTCTGCTTCGTTTGAGAAAGCAAGTGCCAACTGATCTCTAAAACGTGTAATGTGAGACTGTAAAACCTTGCTTCCGTAGAATTTCAACTCCACCATTTTTGGAGCATTAATCTTGTACATGTCAACCGACTGACCGTCGGCAAGCTGGTTTTCATTAATGTTTGTGTTCCAATCCTGCGATTCTTCTGCATCGTTTGACAATGTTATAATCTCACGCGTGATAGCTCCCCAACGCTCATTATCCTCAATGATTGACCGGAACACCCCGGATCTGTATTTTTCCATTTCAAAATAGGTTTTTCCACACCACTGACTGAGTGCTTTCAATGTTGGTTCTACACCTGTCCGCAACATGGTTTCACCAACTGCCACAAAAGAGCTTGTGTCTACCGCTTTAAGATTTTCACGACCAGTTGCCATTTTATACAATTCATTAATGACAGGGTAGGCATCCTGTACAACTAAACTGTTCGCCATTTATTTATACCTCCTTAATTCATAAGTTTCATGATATCTTCTGCCACATTCTCAGATGTACGTGGGGCATTTATACTTTTTCCAGATGCTGACAGGTTCCCAGCCTGTAATGTAGCAGTCAACGTATTAATTGCTGTCAGCAATGCTGCATTGGTTGTATCCTGTCCTGTCTGTGCTGTCAGATTCAGTGGAGTATTTGCAACCTGCTGCCCCAGATTCTGAATCTGTTCTGTACCCTGTGGGCTTGTGATCTGATTAAGCCCAGTCATGTTCTGAGCATTCAGAATCCCAATGATCTCATTTTTTGAAAATCCAAGTTTACCAAGTTCTAAAATTTCATTTACTTTCATTTTTTCTATCTCCTTTTCTGCCGGAAGTAAAATTAAAATAGGTCAGAGCTTCCGGGTAATCATCCCAAGGCATCCGCTTCCGGCGGTTGATGTAGCCACTCTGGCCTGTCTTTAATATATAATTTTTAAAATAGCTTGTCAATATAGAACTTTACAGAAATATTCTGATAGCTGATTCTATTTGTCAGACGATAGCTGTCAATCCAACTATAAAAGCACCTAAATTGATCTTTGCCATGCTGTGTGTCCTCAAACACGTCTTTGCATGAACCAGAGATATGATCCGACACATACAAGTGTACTTTTGACTTATGCTCGTAAATAGCCACTTTTCCAATCACACAAATAAGTTTATATTGCCGGATGTCCTCTGATCGGATAGCGGAAACATCATCATATGCAAATTCATTCGATAAAGCCATCTTTGCAAAGTCAGTATCGCCCGATAATGCACGATACAAAGCAGTATCTTTCTTCTTTTCTGAAATCGGGGAATCGTTAATCAGAACTAAGATGATTCCTCTCTCTTTCAGCATGGAAAACTCCTGCTTGTTCTTTTTCATTCGCTCCAAAATTGGAAGCAGTCCAAAAGCTTGCACAATTGCATTATCCAGAGTGTTAGAATTGGAAGCAAGCCACCAGCGAAATGGTTTTTTTCCTTGCAATTCCCTGTTTGCTGAGATTGTTTCAATAGCATTCAGAAAAGCATCATCTTCCCCACTGATTGACTTAGCGATCTTCTCCGGAATAAACTCATCATAAATCCCCTCAGAGAAATCAGAGCCTGAGAAACCACGGTTGTTATGCATGGACGTGAGACAAAAAGCTTCACCTCTATAAACTTCTTTATCCTCTGTTTGCTCCATGATCTTAATCCGTCCATACTCACCTCTGGGCTTTTCAAAATGAAAAAATCTGTTCATATCTTTGTTGATATCCAACCACGGATCAAACTCCGGAAGAAATACTTTTGTCAGCTGTTCCTTTGTACGTCTCATGTAAATGATCTTCTCATTTTTAGAAAAAACGTCATTGATGAAGTGCTGGAAAATTCCATACGTTTTTCCGGTTCTTCTGGCTCCAATGATGAATATGAAGTTAATTTTATTTTTATCGGCAAGCTGGACGATCCTTGGAACGTCCAGCCATCCATTTCTATCATAGATGTTCATTATTGAAATCCACCCCCTGAGGATGCAGGATGCGAAGTCTGATTGCACTTATTGTACTTTTTCACACATTCATTTTGAAGAAGCTCTTCCCATTCTTTATCCAGAGAATAAACGGAATTATAATATTTTCCGTCTTTTCCCTTTGTGCTTGGGAATGACAGGAAAAGCCCCTCTTTTCCCTCGACCAGCGTAAGTCCTTTAATTACAAGGGTGTCATCCATTTTCAGATCAATAAAAGCTTTTGTTTTTGAGTTTCCGTTATAAGGTCTGCATGTGATTTTTACATTTGATTTTAACATTTTATTTAATCTCCTTTACATCAATTCTAATGATTTTTCCCACCTTGTAAGCTACGATACTGATCTCATCATCCTCGTAGGTTACTTTTCTCAGGCTGCTTGTCCGCAATGTTTCATAGATTTCAGACATATCAATCAATTTTCTTCACCTCCTTAATGTCTTAATGAATCCATCCACTCATTCAGACGAAACATATCGTCCTCCCATGTTTCTGGTTCACATACTAAATCCTCTAAATATGAAAACAATACTTTTGATCTCAGATGTTTTAACAAATTGTTTCATTTTTTCTCCTTTACTAATTTAATCACCTAACAATAACCATACCTGACAGCTTGCAAACATGCAAGCAAAAGTAACGCAAGTCCAGAAAAGAGTGCTTAAATCTTCTTTATTATCATTCCAGAACTTTTTCATATTTTACACCTCCTGCTTATACTTTAACTTATTTATGTTACAAAACTATTACAGATTTATAACATTTATTCTAACTATATACGGTGTCTTCCATCTCAAAAGGCAGCGGTAATCCTGTTTCTTTATCATAAGGAATCGTGTGATCCAGCTCATATTCTGTATCACTCAAGCGGATAGCACAGCCATATTCAATCCTGCATCCATCTATAACAAGTTCATTAATTCCATAATTGAATAGATACTCTGTTTTCATCTTCCATTTTGGATCCTGCCAATCATTCGCCCTGCGGTAGTTCCTGCGAAATGTCAAGTCATTTTTGAAAACAAATCCTTTTCGAAAGTTTGTGATATCATCATCTAAGCAATAGATTCCCTCTTTTGGAACGCCTGCGACTGTCAGGTGCAAAGATGCATCTTTTTTCAGTCGGTAGCAATAACGCTTGCTACCCATCGTTATGAACTCGCTGTATATTCCATCATGCTCAGCAATTCCCAACTGAAAAGTTTTTTCTTTATACTCTACAACTCCAATGTTCCTATTTTTTGACAAATCAATAATTGAATGATTAAACTCATTCAGTTTATCATAATCCCAGTCTGTGCCTTTTACAGAATCTGTGTCTGAATATAACCACCTCCGGCAGCAGGAACCCAGCCGGAACAGATAAGCTTGTGCATACGCTGTGATCCATACACCCCACTGGTAGGGCATAAAGCTATTTTTGTTCTTATAGAACTTTTCAAGTTCCTTTTCCCTGTCCTCTGGTTCTTTTGCTTCCCACTCTCCGGACTCCATAAGCTCTGTGCATAAGATTTGAATGATTCTCTGAACTGTCATGCCATACATGCCATTTAACTCCCCTTTTGAGATCATGTAGTTTGCTTCATCCAAGCCTTTAAGGGTACACTTTTTTAAAAACAATTCCATCAAGTAATCAGTAAACCACTCCGGCAAGTAGTCTTTTGTGGCTCTCATGACCTTTGAAACATCCGCCCAATCATAATCATAACTTGACAGGATAACTTCTAAGTCCGGATCCGTAAACGGATAGATGACAAGATCAGCGTTGACAATCTTTCCGTTATCCAGATTATCATGAAACTGTTCTTTTTTGCTTTTTGCTTCCGGAAAAACACATACTTTTGCCTTAGAGAAAGCCAATGGAGGCATGGGGCAATCTTTTTTCAGTCTCAGATTCTTTAATCTGATATAACCGGAAAACGCATACTCTTCCTTAAGATCCATGATGTCTTTTAATGTGATACTGTTAGTATAACAAAACCTAGTCATTGGAAACTTACAATAGCACATCCAGGCAATGTATGAGCTTACAAAATCATAGCACTCAACAGGCTCTTTTATCAGTTGGTTGACGTAATACCTGTTTGCATGAGTATAGCCGCCATGATAGCAGTCAAGCATCTGGTCATACTGTTCTAACGTCAGAGCCATTTGCTCAAATTGCTTCCTCCATTTCTTGTCTTTTCTTGCTCTCCTGCGGGCGTTCGTCCGGATAAACCCTGTATTTGTCAACGGACAATTTGCCACGTTGAATCCTCTCTGATATATGTATTTGCGTAATGCCTTGCATAGACTGATTGTATCTGTGCAAACGTATGCTATTTCTTTTGCTGTACGTGGACTTGCTGGCGTTCGAAACTTCTTATAGTCCCATGTTCCGACAGCTTTTTCAGTCGTTCCCATGTCTTTGCATAGTTTCTCTAATGATCGCTGTGTCAAGATAAGGCTGTCCCGGAACTCAATGCCCTGGCCTGTCCATTTCATGAAGATATACTTATGAGTTTTAGCAGCTAGTGACTTATCTGGTTTCCCCCATTTTTGGAAAAAATGATTTCGGAGAAACACATAGTCATAAGGGAAGTTATGCACATAAAATCTCACAAGGTGGCTATCGTCAGCATGTAAAGTTGTACAGATCCTGTCTATGGTATCAATCAGATCAGAAACATGATTGCCATAAATACAGCAATCATCCTCTATCGTGATTGTCCAATCCGTGACAAAGCCAATGTTTTTGTTAAGATAGACAAAAGTTTCCGTATCAACAGTTATTATTTTTTCATAGACACCTAGATAATGACCTGCGTTGGATCTCCGGATAAAATCGCCATTGAACAGTCGCATATAATCATAGTTTTTGAAATAAATAACCGGATATCCTGCGACTACCATTACTTTACCCCCCTGCTATGGCCTATACTTCAAAGCTTCTGCTTCGCCAGAGAAGCCAAGCCGTTTAGCTATGACATCAGCCATTTCTTCATCTGTACGCTCACGGAATTGCTCTAAGTCCTCTATTATCTTTTTTATGGTAGAACTATCAAGTTTATGGCTGATGATTCGCATTGTCTGTTTGCTGTCATAGAATCGTTGCATCCACTGCCATACCTCAGATTTGAAAAAAAGGCTCATTTCTGTTTTTGACTTAAATGTAATTCCATATTCATCACTGAGGGTCTTTTGGCGTTGTTCTATGATCTCACGCCAGCCCTGCACAGTGCTGCTTTTTTCTTTCAGTATTTTTTGTATGGCTTTTACCTGGGTTCTAGGCAATCCCTTGTATTTTTCATTTTCCAAGTTTTCCGGGATAGTGGATCGCCCAGGAAAAAATCTTGCAAGCAAGTCCTGATAATCTGCATAAGCTCCGCCAACTTCTGCATCAAAACCCTTTGCTTTTAATCTACGCATACGCTGATTCAGACGTTTTGCAAGTTGTCTTCGGAGCTGTAAAGCTTCCAGCGTAGTAAGCATGTTGGGGTTGACATTTAAACCCTTTGATGTAGTTGGAATTTTAGGATTCTTTGGCATTATATAGCACTCCCTTCATATACTCATAAATGCTATCGTATTCTCTAGTTGTTATGCGAAAATCTAATTCCGGTTTTTTAATGATTAAGTAAAGGTTTTCACAGACTACTCTTGCATCATTGATAGTATCATATGCAAAAAATGATTTACTATATTTATCTTTTCTTATGCTTATTTGAGACTGTGCACGAGTATACATAGTTTTTCGTGATACTCTCCTTATAGTGATTTCTATTTCTGGATATTTTAACTCTATCATATCAGACCTATCAATATATAAGTTGGATCTCAAAAGAGTTACTAAAGGTGCTTTTATACCGGTATTGGTATATTTGATTTTTTTGTATTTTGATTTCATTTACTACTCCTGTTCATCCTCTTTTAATCTCATAATCTCTTTAAATAACTCAATAGCTTCCTGATCACTTGATACATTGATTTCCTCAACTTCATCAAACCCTCAGAAGCATCAGCAAAGTATCTTGTTCCATTATACTCCTTATAAAGTGTGTATGGATACCCCCAACTTGTTTCAATAGTTATGATTTCTTTTCCAACATATACTCTATATCATCCATTTAAAATCATTCCTTTCTGATATA